ACATTTGCGAGCAGTCGTTTACCGATGACCAGCTAGCTATGTTCACGCAGCAGGCCGAGCAGAAGATATATAACACTGTTCAGATTCCTGCTTTGCGTAAAAACCAGACGGGCAACCTGACTTCTGGAAACAAGTATTTGGTGTATCCTACGGACTTCTTGTATCCGTTTTCTTTGGCGGTTATTGACGGTGACGGGAACTATTCCTACTTGCTGAACAAAGACGTTAACTTCATACGAGAGGCATACCCCGGCCCTACGGATACTGGCGCACCCAAGCACTACGGAGTCTTTGACGACACAGCGTTCATTATAGGCCCAACACCTGACGCTTCCTATCAGGTTGAGTTGCATTACGGATATTATCCAGAGTCTATCGTTACTGCCGGTACTACATGGTTAGGCGACGAATTTGACTCTGCACTGCTTAACGGCGCTTTGGTCGAGGCCATTCGCTTTAGTAAGGGTGAGCCGGATATGGTGGCTCTGTATCAGAAGATGTATATCGACGCTATGGCGTTATTGAAGAACCTAGGCGATGGCAAGATGCGGGAAGACATGTACCGCTCCGGTCAGGTCAGGATTGAACCGCGTTAATTTAAGAGGAAAGAGAAATGGCTATCACACAAGCTATGGTTACATCGTTCAAAGTTGGCGTGCTTGATGGCACTTTCGACTTTAGCAGCGGCACGTCACAAGTATTTAAGATTGCTTTATACACTTCATCAGCTACTTTGGATGCGACTACTACTGCGTATTCGGTAACTAACGAAGTTTCAGGCACAGGCTACAGTGCGGGTGGGGAAACACTAGTTATCTCAGCAAACCCTGCTTCAAGCGGCACTACAGCGTTTTTGGACTTTGCAGACGTTACTTGGTCTACAGCGACTATTACGGCTCGCGGTGCTTTGATTTATTTGGCGGACGGTGTCACCGATCCTGCTGTTGCAGTTCTGGACTTTGGCTCTGATAAAACTTCTACTGCGGGTGACTTTACTGTTGTGTTCCCTGCCGCTGATGCGAGCAACGCGATTATCCGTATCGCCTAAGAGTAGGGTGCTATGACTGACGTTACGGTCCCACTCTCCGGTTGGGGATACAGCTCTTGGGGTACAGATTCGTGGGGCGAAGGTAATGCTCTGCCAATCGGTACCGGTGCTGTAGGGACAGTAGGTGTTGTAGGTAATGCAGTTGTTACCCTTACGGGTGTTGAAGCTACTACGGCTCTAGGCACAGCCGTTGCTCAAGCAGATGCAAACGTCTTGGTTACTGGGCTTAGTGCTACAGGTGAGACGGGATACACGGTCTGGAACGCCACGGTTTATTTAGGTGGTTGGGGTCGCGGAGTCTGGGGCCAAGGTGCGTGGGGCGAGGGCTTAGGTCTTTCTGCTACAGGTGCAGTAGGTTCTGTTACAGTCCAAGAAGGCACTGGGGTGTACGTCACTGGCGTACAGGGCACCACAGCACTAGGCACCACAGCAGTAGAGGCCGATGGAGCGATAGAAGCTCTCGGTAACGCAGCCACAGGCGAAATAGGTACGGTAATAGTCAACGCCGATGCGAACTTCTCGGTTACAGGCGTTGAAGGTACAGGCGAGTTAGGCGATGCCGGAATACAAGGCAGCGTAATTGTTAGCGCCACAGGCGTAGAGAGTACAGGCGAGTTAGGCATTGTAGCTGTTACGGCGGATGCTATAGTTACTGAAACTGGACTACAAGCCACTTCTGCACTTGGTAGCGTAACAGTCTACTTACTACAGGCAGTTGATGTAACAGGCGTCCAAGGTACTACAGCACTAGGTGAAACCACTGAAACTGCCGACGCCATAGTAAATGTAATCGGACTGCAAGCCACAGGATTTACTAACAACGTACTGGTCTGGGGTGAAATCGTACCGAATCAAAATGCAGGCTGGGTAGACGTAGACGACAGTCAAACACCAAATTGGACGGATATAGCAGCATGAAAATAGTAAAAGATGCAGTACAACTGGGCGATGCGATAGACCCCAAGCATGAAGTTGAAGTGGTATGCGCACATTGCGGATACGATCTTAATGAGGCTGAATTAGCCGCAGACACTTGCTCTGATTGCGGGCAAGCCCTAAACTTACGTCAGAATACAAAGATTTACGCGACAAGCGTGCCGCCCGCTGGCGGCAGTACGTTAGTGTAGATACTGGAGAAACCAAATGGCTACTTATGTAAACAACCTCCGGCTCAAAGAAATCACCACTGGTGATGAGGACGGTACTTGGGGCACCAGTACTAACACTAACCTTGAGCTGATTACCGACGGTTTTAGCTACGGCACAAAAGAAATTGCCGCTGACGCTAATGAAACCTTCACTATGCCTGACGCTACAGCAGATGCTACGCGCTCACTGTACCTGAAATTCACTTCGGCAGTATCGCTAACCGCAACTCGTGAAATTACGCTTGGGCCAAACACGGTATCTAAGACGTGGATCATTGAGAACGCTACTACTGGCGGTCAAACTATTACGATCAAGCAGGGTTCAGGCGCCACAGTTAACGTGGCTAACGGCTCTAAAGTTATGGTTGTCACAGATGGTGCAGGTGCAGGCGCAGCAGTGCTTAACGCTAACCCTACTGAAGTTGGCGGTACGGTAACAAGTGTAGATGTCTCTGGTGGCACTACAGGTCTTACTACTTCAGGCGGACCGGTTACTAGTTCAGGTACTATTACACTTGCGGGTACCCTTGCTGTAGCCAATGGCGGTACAGGAATCACTTCGTTTGGTTCTGGCATTGCTACTTTTTTAGGTACGCCTTCTTCCGCTAATTTAGCCACGGCAGTTACAGATGAAACAGGTTCAGGCGCACTTGTTTTTGCTACTTCTCCTACGCTAGTGACTCCTGTTCTTGGAACACCAACTTCTGGCACATTATCTAATTGTACGGTTGATGGAACGGTAGCTGCCGGGTTTTTAAGTATTCCGCAAAACTCGCAGTCTACCGCGTATACTTTGGTATTAGCCGATTCTGGTAAACATATTTTTCACCCTGCCGCAGATGCTACGCCTAGAACATACACTATACCTGCTAATGCCTCGGTTGCTTATCCAATAGGCACAGCAGTTAGTTTTATAAACATGAGTGCTTCCGACGTAACCATCGCTATAACCACGGACACGTTGTACCTATCAACGGATGGATCAACCGGGTCTCGTACTTTAGCTCAATATGGTTCAGCTACTGCGATAAAAATAACATCTACTTCATGGCTTATATCAGGAACTAATTTATCATGAGTGGTTCTCAACAAATTTATTTCCAAAATATGCGGTCATTTGGTACCCCTCCCGGCCAAGATGCCTACACAGGCAGTGGTAGCTGGTGTTGGGTAGCCCCCGCAGGTGTTACTTCAATTTCCGTTGTGGCTATAGGAAAAGGAGGATGCGGGGGTAATGGGTATAGAGGGCCGGATTACGGTGGTTCTGGCGGTGGGGGTGGCGGACTTGCTTATAAAAATTGCATACCAGTGACACCCGGCGCTTCATACAGTGTTTCTATAAGCTGTTCAAGCAGTTCCTTTGCAATTCCGGCCAGTCCTTCCGTACTTGCATACGCTGGATCGAATGGAACTACCCCCGGTAATAGTTGCAGAGGTTCCGGCGGGAGTGCCTCCGGTGGAGATGCTAATTACAGCGGTGGAAACGGAAATTATTCTCATCCTTCAGCCCCCCCTTGCTTATATTGGGCCGGTGCCGGTGGCGGAGCGGCAGGGTATACGGGAAACGGTGTAGGTCCTACTAATACAGGCTACCCAAGAAACGGTGGAGCTTCTGGGGACGGTAATCCCGGCGGATCATCTGTTGGTCACGGTGGAGGAGGGGGCGGTGGGACAAGTCTTCTAGGAAGTTGTGTTTCTGTTCCCGGTTGCAGTGGAAACACAAATCATTCGGGCGGCTATGGTGTTCCTATTGGTGGCGGTGGTGGTGGCGGGGCTGGCGGGTCTTCTTATATTCCATATTCGCCATCTGGTGTGGCAAAGGGGCCGGGTGGTCCGGGGGGAGTTCGTATTATGTGGGGAGCATGTAGAGCTTATCCAAACACTTGTGCTGGGGATGTGTAAAGATGGCCGAATATATTCGTTTAGTGGACGGTTTGCCTCATAAAAACCCTATTACGGAAGATAATTTTAAACGTAATTTTCCGGGGGTAGATGTAAACACGTCTATTGATTTTGCCATATTTGAACGCACACCACAACCGGAGCTAGGTGTGTACCAAGAATTTGAAGACCCTCAAACCACTTATGAAATGGTAGGGGGGATATGTAAATTAATTTGGCATGTCCGAGACTTTACCAATGAAGAAAAACTAGCTAAACAAAATGCCTTAAAGTCTGCTTGGGAGATGTCTGGAGAGAAAGAAAAATATCCTAATTGGGTGTTTGATGAAGAAAAATGTTATTTTGTTCCTCCTGTACCATACCCAGAGGGTGCGGGTCAGAATGAATATTTTTGGCAAGAATCCTCATCTACTTGGATAGCTTTTCCGCCGTACCCTACTGATGGCGCTATGTATCGTTTAAATGTAGAAACAGTTCAGTGGGAACCTTTAGAGGTGTAATGAAAAACATTATAATACAAAAAAAAGAAAGCTCAGATTTATCTCATACAATAGAAGTAGCAAACCCTTTCCAAACGGCTATTTACCAACTAATGTGCCCGGAGTTTTTAGTCCTTACAAATAAAGTTTCGGACGAAAAATTAACTAAAGAAGCACCTCCAAAAATAGATGACATATACCCACATGTCATGTCCGAAAATTATGTAGATGACCCTAGATTAAAAGATTTTTTTGAATTAGTCGGAGTTTCTGCGTGGAACATCCTTTCTGACCAAGGATACAACATGCAGGACAAAGAGGTATTTTTCAACGAAGTTTGGACGCAGGTCCATTATAAATCTTCCGGTATGGAAAAACATATACATGCTTATGCGTCTTTAGTTGGTTTTTATTTTTTAGAAGTACCTAAAGATAGTTCTCTTGTTTTGTTTCACGATCCTCGTATGGGTCCGGCTTTTGTTGACTTGGTGGAAACAGACCCCACAAAAATAACTTTAGCTAGTCAAGTAATAACTTTCCCCCCAAGAGAAGGAATGTTAATGCTTTCTAATGCGTGGTTACCACATTCTTTTTCACGTCATCGCGCAGAAAAGCCCTTAAAGTTTATACATTTTAGTATTTCTGCAAGAGACATCCAGAATATTGTTGCTAAAGAACCTTTAGTAGAAATTATATGAAATACAAAATACGTTTTAATAAAAGTAGGGGTCAAGCCGGAAGAGGAAGCATGGAACATGTTTGGCGAGTATTTGAAGGGGATAAAGAGTATATTGTAAAACACTTAGACTTACGCACTCCGGTCACAAGTGAGAAAGATGAAAATGGGCACGATTATAATATCGTATGCAGTGGGACGTTAGTCTTAGATAGAGAAAAATCTATAGCAAAAATAGAAAAATCAACTGATTCTGAGATAATTTCTTTTCCTTTAAACGATGAGTTTTCTGAAGAATAATTATGACATGGCTTTTTAACTTAGATAATGATAAGTGCGATTCTTTTGTTGTTGTGGAGAGTGTTTTTTCTTCAGAAGAAATTGATAACATAATACAATTAGGTTTACAGTCCGTACCGCAACCCGCTAAAACATTAGGGAGTTACCCCGATGGAACTAGACATGACGAGGGCAGTGTACAATTAGACAGACGTAAAAGTAAAATTTCTTGGATACCCCCAGAACAAAATACGGAATGGCTTTTTAGAAAACTTACCGATGTTGTTGTGTCTGTAAACAAAGAAAATTTTTGTTTTGATTTACTAGGTTTTGCGGAAGGAATGCAATTTACAATATATGAGGAAGATAAAAACCAATTTAAACCTCATATAGATAGAGCATTTGGGCACCTTTCTCGAAAATTGTCTATAGTAGTTCAGCTTTCAAATTCAGATGATTATGATGGTGGAGAGTTGTGCTTGTATGTAACTGAAAATGGAATTCCAATGACAAAAAAGAAAGGCAGTGTAATTTTATTTCCTTCCTTTATGCTACATGGGGTTCGTCCGGTTACCCGAGGCACTAGATACTCTTTAGTAGCTTGGATAACTGGGCCAAGTTTTAGATAATCGGAACAATAATGCCCAAGGGTAATGTAGGCACTTTTAGGCGGGGCAGGATAACCCTAAACGATAAAAAGTGTACAGAAATGGGGGTTTGCAGTTAAACTGGGAACAAGAGAAACGAGCATTCTATGCCGAGTCAGGGCTTAAGCACTGGTCCGGGGATTGGTAAGGGTTAGATTATGGCCACTCAACGTGAAACGCAGAAGTTAACGCGGTTAGAAACTAAGATCGACAACATCACAGAACAGTTGGTGGCGATAGTTCGTATGGAAGAGCAGGTTAAGACTATCTTTAATCGGATAGAAAAAATAGATGAAAAACAAGACCATATAGAAAAACGAGTAAAGGATGTTGAGGATACCTCACGCGGCGCTAATATTATGGTTACGTCTATAGAACGCCTTGTTTGGATAGTAATAACCGCACTTGCTTCCTACATCGTATGGCAGCTTAACCACTAGGATTATCTATGTTTAAGAAAGCTAAGGTCGCATTTACGCTCCTACAGAAAGGCAAAGCAGTGGCAGACCCTGCCAAATGGAAGTCTAGGCAAATCACCGCAACAATGCT